ATTACACAGCTACTAACAAGTGGCAGCTAATCGATAACTCCGACATAGTAACATCGAACGGTATCGTCTTTGCCGACGCACGTTGGGACACAGACGGAACAACTGATCCAGCAGCTGGCGCATTTACAGAAATCTCGACAATGCTTACAAGCAACTACATTGATTTAGATTGCCCGGACTATCGTTTATATCCACGCGGCACATTGCTGTTTAATCTACGTCGCTCTGGTTACAACGTTAAGCAGTACGTGTCAGATTACTTCAACGAAAATGCTTATCCAGATGATACACTACCTGATGTTAAGGCAACTTGGGTAACAGCAAGCGGTCTGAAGAACGACGGTAGTCCATACACAGGATCTAAGGCACAACGTCAGATGGTTGTTAAGGCTATGCGCGCCGCTCTCGACGGAAGCGAAGCGATTCGTGAAGAGAGTTTTGCGTTTAACCTGATCGTAGCACCAGGGTACCCAGAGCTAATTTCTAACATGGTTCTGCTAAACAACGATCGCAAGAATACTGCGTTTGTTATCGGTGATGTCCCAATGGATCTGCCAGCAACGATTACAGATATCACAGCTTGGTCAACTAACTCAAACGGTGACGGTCTATCAACCGCCGATCCTTACATGGCAGTTTATTACCCAGGTGGAGCACTTGCTAACGACTTAGATGGTAACACGATTGTTCAGCCACAGAGTCACACAATCCTACGATGCGCACTTAAGAGTGACAACGTTTCGTATCCGTGGTTTGCTTTTGCTGGAACACGACGCGGTCTGATCGATAACGCAACTGACATTGGTTACGTCGATAACAATTCAGGATCGTTTGTTCGTAACGGAATTAACCAAGGCCTGCGTGATGCTCTTTACGAGTTAAACATGAACCCTGTGACATTGTTGCCGGGCGTCGGCTTAGTCAACTTTGGTAACAAGACACGTCAAGGTTTTGAAAGTTCAATGGATCGTGTTAACGTAGCTCGTTTAGTTAACTACATCCGCACAATCTTAGCGCACGTTGGTGACGGATTCTTGTTTGAACCAAACGATACGATTACACGTAATCAGATTCGTCAGGTTATTTCAAGCGCACTAAACGACTTGATCGCAAAGCGCGGTGTTTATGATTACTTGGTTATTTGTGACGAAACAAACAACGATAGCGGACGTATTGCTCGCAATGAATTGTATGTTGACATCGCAATCGAGCCAATGAAGTCTGTAGAGTTTATCTACATTCCAATTCGCTTAAAGAACCCGGGCGGTATCGCAGCAGGCGGCAAGTAATACAAGATTGGGATAGGAGAAATCCTATCCCAATTAACTGAGCAGTTAATGATCTTATCAGATTAGCAAAATATTTTAAAAGATTTGGTAAATAGTAGTATAAGAAGCATTTAGGAGAACAAAAGATGTCAATTTCGTCTTTAACAAAATTTACAGTACCGTTAGCAACTAACCAGAGCGCGTCGAATCAAGGTCTTTTGATGCCGAAGCTGAAGTTCCGCTTCCGCGTATCGTTTGAAGGATTTGGAGTAGGAGCGCAAGCAGTTGAACTAACTAAGCAGGTCAAGACCTTCAAGCGTCCACAGCCTACGTTCGATACATTCGTCATTGACACTTACAACAGCAGAGTAAACTTGCTTGGTAAGCCAAAGTGGGAATCTACTACTTGTGTTATCCGTGACGACGCAGCAGGCAACGTTTCTAAGCTCATTGGCTCGCAGATTCAGAAGCAGTTTGACTTTATGGAACAGTCAAGCGCAGCGTCTGGTATCGACTACAAGTTTACTACACGTTTAGAAATGCTCGACGGCGGCAACGGATCCCATGAGCCGACCATTTTAGAAACTTGGGAAATGTACGGTTGCTTACTAAGCCAAGTCGATTACGCAGAAGTTGACTACGCTCAGAATGAAACTGTTGATATTTCTCTAACGATTATGTTTGATAACGCAATCCAAACTCCGCTCGGTACAGGTATTGGTACAGACGTTGGTCGTACATTAGGTTCGGTTATCACTGGTTAACCTACAGTTGATTTACAAAATAAGGGACTTCGGTCCCTTATTTCATTTAAACGTCTGTTTTTCAATTTGATAAATACATTATGGCAAACATATTTGACAATTTCCTGAATCAGGTAACAACAGGCGACACAGTTAAAGACTGGGACCATGCGTCTAGGCTCTATGTAGCAAATAACTACGAGCTAGCACCCAAGAATAGTTTCCTGTTCCATGTGTACTTTGACCTTAATCCAGACGCAATCAAACTAAACAAAGTTGATGCGCCTGGTCGGCAAACTGAACTAGGTATGTTAGTAAAGTCTGTTCAGCTACCTAAGTTTTCTGCGGAAATGGATGTGCTAAACGCATACAATAGACCACACGTGATTCAGAAGAAGATGAAACACAGTCCGGTACAAATTGAATTCCATGATGACAGCGCAGACGTAGTTCGCAACTTCTGGTTCGATTACTACACATACTACTACAGAAACAGCGATTACAGTAGCAGTTCAGATCTATCACCATACGGACATGTGCACAAAGAGGTTACTAAGCCAAGACAATTCAAAGACTGGGGATACAGCGTCAGAGGAAGTACTACGGGAAGCAATATTTCTGCTCCTTACTTATCAGCAATTAGGATTTATAGCCTTCACAATAAGAGATTCAGTGCTTATACACTAGTTAATCCGCTTATTAAAGACTTCGGCCACGGGCAACACGATTCGTCAAACAGCGAGTCAATGACTCATTCAATGTCAGTAGAGTACGAGACCGTTCTTTATTCGCAAGGAGCAGTATCACAATCTAATGTACGAGGATTTGCTGACCTACATTACGATAAACGACCAAGCCCGTTATCAGCAGCGGGCAGCGGCACGCAAAGCCTATTGGGCCCAGGCGGCATAGCTGAATCAGCCGGAGAAATTTTTGAAGATTTACAAGCTGGAAATTTCGGAGCAGCCCTTTTTAAAGGTGCCAGAGTAACAAACGGATTAAAAGGTGCTAACGTAGGAGCGATGGCCGGAGTTGCAGCAGCGTCCTTAGGGAAAGGAATACTAGGGTCACTGGGCGGTACCGGAGTAACAAACCCGTTTGGCTCAGTTGCGATACCTAACTTAGGCGGAGCCTGGACTGCCTTAGGAGGAGTAGCATCTGGAGTGGCAGCAGGCAACAATCTAGGAACCACACTAACAGGAGCGGCAGGAATTGCTTCAGCGGCAGCAAGCGCAGGCCCACTTGCGGGCATAATCGATCAAGTAAAGAACGCAGCAACAGGAGTAGGAACACAGTTTGCCTCAGTAACAGCACAGGCAGGACTAGGGATACGACTAGCCGGTGCTAAGTTGAACCCGAACGGTATAACCGATCCTAACATGCCAGGCGGCAACTTAGAGGCATAACATGGCACAAGCAAACAACTTAACAAGCATAAAACAAGAAATAACTACGAAGTATTTTAATAACTTCTTTGGGCCTACGTTCGACGTATCGCAAGGAATCGACAACGCAGTTACTAGCTATTTTGAAAAGATTACACAGAATAAAGAAAGTGCGAAAGCACTAGCCGGTGCCCTGATTTATACCGCTAAAGCACAAAACTTAGATCCAATGAAAGTGCTTCATGAGTTTGCTGCTCTTCCACCCGGGCAAATTAACAATTACTTAACGATGTTTTTAAATTTAAATCGGGTAGGAACAAGCCTACTAGGGTTAAGCAATATTCCAACTACAAACAAATACGTTAAACGAATGGTCTTACCGTAATATGTCAAAATATGCTCAAGGTGTGTACCAAGTTAAGAACCCAGAAAAGTATGTAGGACGAAGCACACCACGATATCGTAGCTCTTGGGAATTTACATTCTTTACTTTCTGCGACAACCATCCAAATGTCTTACAATGGGCGAGCGAATGCGTTCGTATCCCATACCGTAACCCGTTAACAGGTAAGAACACGACCTATGTTCCGGACATCTTTATTGTGTATCAAGACAAAGACGGTAAGAACCACGCAGAGCTAATTGAGATTAAACCTCTTAACCAAACTCATGTGTCTGAAGCTAAAAGCAGACGCGATGTGGCAGCAGCCGCAGTTAACATGGCCAAGTTTGCTGCGGCTAGGCAGTGGGCGAGCGCAAACAACATTCAATTTAGAATTGTAACCAAATCTGAAATATACTCAGGAGCGAAATAGTCATAAATACTCATTATGACACGTCGCTTAGAAGAACTCCTAAACCTCCCGCCGATAGAAGAAGCAACTGAGCCTACTGTAGAAGAGGCACTCGAAATATCTGAAGAAGCAAAGACCACTTTAGAAAAGGTAGACGACGCATATGATAAAATCAATGCTGCGTTACCAATGGTTCGCGACTTAGACGCCACAGATAAAGACTTAGATGACCTATCAGAGCTAGCTAAAGATAGCTTTAAAGACTTGATGGACCTGGCTTGTAATGTAGAGCCAAGGTTCAGCGGCCCAATCATCCAATCAGCATCAACGTTACTCGGACATGCCATAACTGCTAAGGTAGCTAAAGCGGATAAGAAGCTAAAAATGATTGACCTCCAGCTAAAGAAGGCTCGTTTAGATCAGCAAGCAGAAAAAGATCCGGAATCAAAAACAATAAACGGCCAGGGAGTAGTAATGGATCGCAATGCTTTACTAAAGGCCATCCTGGCTGAATCTAAAAAAACTGATAAATAGTTATACGAATTTAAGGATCTGCAACTATGAAAAACTTAGCCGATTATGTAATGCAATTTGAAAAGACCTACGAGTTTAAAATCAAAATTGCAGGCATAGAACTAAACAACGACGCATTAGATAGGATCGAGCACGCCCTCAAGGGTTTTGATGTTGCTAAGATTAGCGCACCGAAGCGTTTACCTATTTGCGATAAGCCGTTAGACTTCCCGTCCTTTGGACCAGTTGAAGTTTCTATCCTAACTGCCACTCTAAAGTATCCGTGCACAGATGAGCAGATCCGTACAGCATTAGGTAATCAAGGCCGCTTCCCATTGGGTAACGTAGTAGTTGTTCCATGTAACAGCCCAGAAGAACAACGCCGCGACGATGAAGACGCAGCAAAGAATGAAGCTGAGCCAAAAGAACCAACTGGTAAGTCGATTCTAGAAAAAGAAATCGAAATGGTTAAAGACACGCAGATCCAGGTCGGAATGAGCAGAGTAGAAAGCATGTTAAAAGAGTTAGAGTCTCGTAGAATGGAGTTCGATTCTAAAGAGAAGACTAAGGCAGCTAAAACAACAAATGACTCACCAATGAATAACAAAAGCGTAGTTAGCAAAGGAGCAAAATAATGAAGGATATTATCGCAAAGTTGGCAGCACTATCCGGCGCTCCTACTACAGACAAGAAAGTATTAGCTGATACAACAGGTAAGAAGCAACTTACTAATTCAGCACCAACTAAGAAGGCAATAAGCAACGGTGCTCCGACAATGAAGCAGCTAATGGAAGCTGTTGATGCTATAGGCGGTCATGCAGCAGAAAAAAACTGGTGCTACGATTGCGGTCATGCAGCAGAGTCTGAGTACAACGACATGTGTACCTACTGTGGAAGCAGTAATGTTGGTCCTGACGTTGCTCCAGAAGATCGAGTTCCACCAATGTCAGAAGCATCCCAATGGGAAGAACAAACTCGTGGATTAGACGAGCCAGGAGACGGTCCAATCGGCGAGGCAAAAGTAAAGAAGCCAGAAGCATTCCGCATTGATGTCCTACAAGGCGCTAAAAGCATTCTGTACAAAGGATTAGATAAGATCGGTTTTTACATGGACGGCGAAAATATCGATCGTTCTGGTTACAGCGACGGAAGCACAGCTTGGTCGGTTGTAGTCTACAATGACAAATACAAAACAGCTAACGATTTTGAAACAGCATTACGCAAAGGAATGGGTAGTGCACAAGACGACGAAGGCGGAGGTTGGGGCGGAGGTGGAGGTAACTGGGATAACTGGCTCCGTGTCACGGTATTTGAATTTAAAGAAGACGACGAAGCCCCTCCTGGATATGGTGAAAGCCTTGGTGAGTCAGAACAGATTAACGAGTACTTAGTTCAAGGCGGCAGTGATTTTACTGATTTACTAAATTTGAATTTATTCAGCGAGGTATACGGTCCAGATAGCATAGTTAATTTTGGAACTGATTTTAGAACCAGCAAAGCTTGGCGTCAGGTAGTACAAAAGTATGCTCCTATTGCTAAAGGATTAGAGAAAGAAATTAAAAGAAACAGAGGTCGCAAGTTAACTCCAGAAGAAGCCGATTTAGCAGACAATACCTGGTATGATGGTAGTGACGCATACGATGATCCTGAGTTTGCTGTCGAAACCTTACCAGGTATATACGACGGACAGATTGAAGCAATCGAAAGGATTTTAAGTGGCGAACTAGACGAAGCAACACTAGGCGGCCCAACTCAGCGTAGCCCAGAGCCAGACGAAGATTTTAACGACGACGACGGCGGTTGCTCAGAATGTGGCACGCCATACAATCCAAATTGGTCTTATTGTCATAGTTGCGGCGATGGCGCCCCAGAGGGCGATATTGACGAATCAACAAACCACTTAGGTGAGCAAGAATACACTTCTTTCCACGGTTGGAGAGCAGCATGCCGTCAGAAGGATCCAGCAGTATGGTTTGATGGAGACAAAGAGATCGCACAAGCAATGGTCGGCCCACGTCCTTATGTTCGTGGCGCAACGAAGAGCATTGGTGAGTGGGACGGCGCTGTAGGTAGCGTGTACAACGATAGTCCAGCAATGGCAGCAGAAGGCGCTTACGGTGACGACGGATGGGAACCACCGTGGGAAGAGCCAGAACAGCTCGAGAGAGATCCTGATCGCGAATACGACGATATGCGTCAGCGTGAATTAGACGAAACCGGAGGCCAGATGTGGGAAGTGTCTTGGTGGGTTGAAGAAAAGTCCTACGACGATCGCCCAGGCAGAGAGTATTCAGAATCTGAGCTCGTCTCAGCACCAACAGCACAAGCAGCATTCCAGATTATTAAAGACCGTCCGAAACAGGTTGGTAAGATGCGCTATGACTTTAAGGTGCTTCCAGCTAAAGCAGGTAAGAGCGATATTGATGAAGGTAAGGAAGATGATCAATATTCGCTAGTGGCATTCGACAACATTGAGCTGTTTGGTGATGATAACGAAGGGTCCGGAGTAAGTAAGACTAAAATATTCTCAGTTAAGAAAAATAAAGAAATTACAGTGTATGTTGACTTTGATTACCAGCTATACCATTTAGGTGAAGGCGACTCCACTGAAATCACCTCAATTACTACTAAGAAGGGTAAAGAAATCCCACATTATATGATTGATTGGGATTTAGATAATCTGCTAATGGCTATTCACGACAAGTTAGAAGAAATTGGCAAAGGACAAGTCAATGAACTGTCTAATGACACTTTAGCAAGCTATAAGAATAAGGCCGAACCTGTAATTGGCGCATTCAAGTATGGCCCAGATTCAAAAGTAGCACAAATGGATCAGCGCAAAGTTAACAACCGAGCCAAGGGTGTGGTCAGAGCAAATAAAAAACTAAAAACTGAAGGTAAAACAACTATGCGTAAAAATAAATTAAACGAAGATGTAGATGTAGGAAACGCCGGCCCAGAGCTTGCTAAGATCCTGCGTCACTTCGGAAAAGAACTTGCTGATTTCCAAAACAACGGTGAGCTCGACGATGACTTGTATGGTGCACTTTATGACTACTACTTTGACGAAATGCCATACGGAACTAAGAAGGCGCGGACCGGCGACCCATACGAATGGATAAGCAATCGATTAGATCAAGACTTAGGTGTTCCTGGCGACTACAGCGAACACGATATCATGGGAGAGAAAGAACACGGAAACTTCGATAATGTTGTTTCGATGCCAAGCTTTAGTAAGAACGAAGGAGCCGCAGGCGATGTAATGCCAGTTGAGTCAATCGATTCTCTGCCAGACGACGAGTGGTATGATTCAGAAGGTGCATTATCTTCCGACGGTGCATTTGATGCAGGCGGACACTATGATCTCGAGCGAGACGTAGACCGAGCAGAGTACAATCGAGACAGTGTCGACCCAGACCCATCAGGCGAGGTAATCACTGAACTACGAGTAGAAGACGAATCGCGCATTACTGACATGCTGTCTAATGTAGGATTAGATCATGGCTTAGACTTCTGGTTCGAAGGTGACGAGATTGTTGTTATTGGTAGCAGAGAAGCCAAAGTTGTTACTTCGACTGTTGGCGGACACATCCAGAGCATTGACGGTGAAGAGTTCCGCATTGGAATGAAGCCAAGGGCAGCTAAAGCAGCACCGTCAGACTTAGATGACTTAGCTGCTGTCCCAGAACTTATGGATGGCATGTTTGAAGGTAAGTTCAAAGACCAAGACACAGCAAACAAAGAAAAGCGTGACAAGGCTGCTGCCGAGGCTCGTAAAAAGAAAGCCGACGAAAAGAAGAAAGACCTTAAAGAAGAAGTTACTGCCGACGATATCGAAATGCTTAACATGAAGTATAAAGCTGGAATGATCACATACGACCAGTTCCGCAGCGAGCTTGATGGCTTAGAGCAAACTGATTACTCGATGCGCCAAGGCGAAATGGGTAACCCAGACAGACAGTATCAGATGTCAAGAGACGACGATTACGATGACTTCGGTAATTCACTTGACGGCGATGAATATGGCGCAGATGATATTGACGATGAAGATCACGACTATGCAAATGCGCTTGACGACGAGCAACTTGAAGGTGAATTTGCTAACTCAGCAGAAGACCCGCAGCGTCCGTCTGTGCACACAAGCACAACAGATATGATCAATCAGGGCAATGACCTAAACCGTCCTAAGAAGTCATATTCGCACAGACCATACCGCGGTGACAATCCAATGGCTGAGTCAAATCAGTTACTGAAGCAATACAACGTGATGAAAGCGGCGATCACACTAAAATGAAATCACTAAGAGACTACTTGCCGGAAGGGTTTGAAGAAGATCCACGCCGTAATCCCATTGATTCGCATTACAGCCAGCCGTCAGACGAGAGCGAAGCAATAGCAGAGCTATCAAAGCTACCACAGCCGATTACAATCAACGGTGGCGGCTACGGCTACAGCGTTGATGTTACTAAGCAACCGTTAGTTTTCACTGCTTCAGACGGCGCAGTAGTTGATCGTGCTAAAACATTACGTGACATAGCTGACTGGATGGATGAACCAACTCCTTGGATTAATTTCTTAGACGGCGAAGAAGATCTGAGGTACTTGATCCAAGACGGACTTGTTCGTCCAAATAAGTCACGAGACACTCCGTGGTCAGATCAAGAAGAACACGAGATGCGTAACTACTACGGTGAGAGCATCAATGATCTCCGCAGGTTGTCGGGGTTAAACGAAGCTGAAGAAGAGCCGCACGATTCTAGTAGCCCGATCTCCGGAGCAGAAGCAGACAGCAAGCCAGATCCTGCTGAAACAAGAGACGGCAACCGAGAGTTAAACATCGGTGATCCCGTTGTAATTAAAGGTAAGGTAAATTTCTCAGGGTGCACCGGCGATGTAGTTGACTTTGGACAAGAGAAGCGTTTTATCGTTGTCAATCTTTATAACCACGGCAAGCACAGTTTCCAGGCGAGCGATGTAGCGTTTAACGATTATGCCGGCAGCGAAGAGGAAGAGCTTGACAACATGCGTCGTTTAGCAGGGTACCGTTAAAATGCAGTATCCACTTTTCCCAGAAGATGATGGCACCGATTTACCTAAGGTCCCGTACAGCCCTGCATAATATGAGATCTACGGAATTCACTCAAAAAAGAAAGCAACTTGAACGCATTGATCTTCAAGGGCTCTCCCCACTTGACTGGATTATCTTAACTGAATGCGAACGAAGCAATACTACTCTATTAGAGTCACTGGATCCTAATTCTATAGAATACTTGCAAGGACTAACACATTATTCAGCGGTACCTATAATTGGTAAAAAATATATTCCACTTATGCTTATGTTAATGTCTGAGCCAACTAATAGATTATCATTTCAGGGTGGAAGCTCTTTAGTGACATTATTAAAAATCAGGCAAGTTGGAAAACTTACGATTTATGATTTTATTAATGGACTAGGATTAAAACAATCGTATCCAGAAAATAGATTATCGGAACTTAGTTTTTCTCAGCTATATGTATTTGAAACTGCTGAACAGTTTAATATGTTTTCTTCGGCGTTAGCCTCTAAGTTTAATGTTGACTTACCAAAGGTAGACTTCGATGAGAGCTAAAGAATTTATCCGAGAAGCAACTAAGTACCGGAAGAGTGCTGATAAAGCTATTCCAGGCGCACAGTTACATGATCACGGAATAAATGACGCGTATTCACTATATCGGTTTGGTGTTGCTTTAGCTGGTAGTCCTGATCGTCCGGGCGATGTATTTGGTCCAACTAAAGGGCAAGCGACTATTACATTAGCATATTCTGACGCTGATCAGGCAATCATTGACAAGACAGCAAAGGTTACTGGAGCAGTAACGCGGCAGCTAACTTCTAAAGGCTCAAGAGAGTCTAACACAGTAAATACACAGAGCCCAGTAGCTAATCTCGGCCCAGTTAAAAGAAAGAGCTAACTATGAATCAATACAAAATAACCGCGGCGGACTTTGTTTCCCCAGGCGAGTCATTGGTACCTGACGCAGTTCTATCAGACGAAGATAAAGCAACATTGGGACTAGCACCACCGATGCCAGCTAAGTGGGAAGGTCCAAAAGAAGGCGCACCAATGCGTCCTAAGATGTCCGACTTCCTAGCACAGCAAATTAACGCCAGGAAAGCGGGCGAGATCAAAGCAATCGACGTCGACATGCCGGAGCAAAAACCAAATGTCTAAAAGTCTTGAAGGTGTACTTATTAAAGCAGCAAACAAGTCAGAGTTTTACTCTGAAGAACACATCAATGAGTTTTTTAAATGTGCGGATCCGATAACTGGGCCGAGTTATTTCCTAAAGAACTATTTTTACATCCAGCACCCAGTGCGCGGAAAAATACAGTATGTTCCGTTTAAGTACCAAGAGGACTTAGCCGATGTTTATCACAAGTATCGTTTTAGCATCAACTTACTATCACGACAGCTAGGTAAAACAACTACCGCAGCAGGATACTTACTTTGGTATGCTATGTTTGTGCCCGATTCGACTATCTTAGTCGCGGCACACAAATATTCAGGTGCGCAAGAAATCATGCAGCGCATTCGATATGCGTATGAGACCATGCCTAACTTTATCCGTGCTGGCGCAGTAAGCTATAACAAAGGTAGCTTAGAGTTCGACAACGGTTCTCGTATTATTTCGACTGCTACTACAGAAAACACTGGTCGAGGTCTTTCTATCTCGCTACTATATATGGACGAATTTGCGTTCGTGAGGAACACGATTGCTAAAGAATTCTGGACTTCAATGTCCCCGACACTATCAACAGGCGGTAAGGCAATTATTACCTCTACGCCAAACTCAGACGAAGATCAGTTCTGGGACATTTGGCTACAAGCTAACAAGACAATAGATGACTTTGGGAATACAACAGAGTTAGGAATAAACGGATTTAAAGCATTTACGGCATTGTGGAACGAGCACCCTGACAGAGATGCTGTATGGGCAGAAGAAGAACGTGGGCGTATTGGAGCAGAACGATTCGATCGTGAGCACAACTGCCGCCCAATCGTGTTTGAAGAGACGCTTATCAACGCTATGCACTTAGCAACTATGGAAGGCAAAGAGCCTATCGAGAAGCACGGGCAGGTGCGTTGGTATAAGAAGCCTAAGAAAGGGTGCACTTACATGATAGGCTTAGACCCAAGCTTAGGTACTGGTGGTGACGCTGCGGCTATTCAGATTGTTGAGCTACCTACATTCGAACAAGTAGGAGAATGGCAGCACAACAAGACCCCTATCCAACAACAGATTCGTATCTTAAAAGAAATAGTCGAGCACCTTCATAGTATTACTGGAACCGAAAACGACATCTACTATAGCGTAGAGAATAACACTATCGGCGAAGCATCTCTTATTGCTATTAGCGAAGTAGGCGAAGAGAACATTAAAGGTATCTTCTTGTCCGAGCCAAAGAGAGTAGGGCAAGTAGGTAGATACCGCAAAGGATTTACTACAACAAACAAGTCAAAGCTCGCAGCCTGTGCTAAGTTTAAGCAACTTGTAGAAAACAAGCGGCTTACTATAAACAGCAAGAACCTAATAACTGAGCTAAAGACCTTTGTAGCTTCTGGCAACTCGTACGAAGCCCGCATCGGGGATACAGACGACTTAGTATCAGCTGGATTGTTAGTTACTAGAATGATGCAGGCACTACAGAACTACGACGCAGGAATTGATAATCATATGCGCTCATTGGAAGAAAACTACGACCTCCCCATGCCTTTCATAATGTCCGTAGGATAAATAACTAATAGACGGAATAATAATATGGCACTCGAATTAGAAAACATAGCTAAGTCGTTATTTGAAAAGATTAGGGCAAGATTCAGCGGAATCAGTGTCGGAGATAAAGAAGCTAAAACAGCATCGGATCCTGGCCAAGCAAGGTTCTTCAACTTTGACTATGTTGACGCCTTAGGGAATAACTTCGGAAATGTTACTATCAGTCTAGTAGATGAAAGCAGTTTAAAGATTTACTTCGGTAAGAACCTCAGTGCCGATTTAGACGAAGCACAAAAAGCTGAGTGGTATGACTTTCTACGCGATATCCGTATGTTTGCCAAGCGCAACCTACTTAGCTTTGACACACGCGATATTAGCCGCAGCAATTTAAACATTAAAGACCTACAACAATTAGCTCAAGTTGAACGACCGAAAGACGCAAGCGATACTTCTGTGGCTGAAAGCTACGGCGGATATGCCAAAGCTGCGTTTCAGAATAAGCTCGGAGCTCAGAAAAAGTCAGAGTGGATGGGCAAGTTTGAAGATTTAGTATGTAAAGCAGACACCAAGCATTGCGGTAAAATTGATTGGAACAGCGCAACTCATTTGTTTAACATTGGAACTTCAGCAGAAGCAGCAGCAGAGCAGTATGTAAGAAACCGAGTAGACGAAAGCAAACTTTATGGTACAGCAAAAACTAGCTATGACACAATTGCGCCAGGAGTAAGGTTAATTGTCCGCCACTCTAACCCAATTGACGACACTATACACGGGGCACGGAGCCGTAAAATCCACAAAATCTACATCGAGGACCCAGAAGGACAACGCTTCATGTCACCATTTACACACATTGGTGGATCACGTGCCTTAGGTAGGCACGTTGCCCACGGCGGACAGATTGGTGATGATTTCGGTTCCCACATTCAAGAACTGGTACAAGAACTAAGCAAACTAAACAAATTCCTTAGGGGCACACGCAACAAGACATTTGAAGACGGCGAAGCAAACGACATTGTTAATGCTGCTAAAGAACGATACCGCAAAGTACATGGAATACTAGGTAAGATTAGAGGTCCTAAGGGATATAAGATCTATAAAGAGCAATGGAACCCAAGCGCAGTTGCCGACGGCGATGAAGATACAAGCGCATTGCGCGAAAAATTTACTGTCAAGAAATTCGACGACAGACTGGAGGATGGTTTGCCTTACGCACAAAGAGCATACAGGAGTATGCAGCAAGAATTCGCAGAGTCGTTAGATCAAATTGCTGAAGGAACATGGGCAGTACCAGACAATGACTTAGCTATCCAGCATTTACAAGAGCTAATGGCCGATGTATTGCCGGCTGGAATTGACGGAACTGACGCAACGGGTGCTCTATACGATATATTAGGTGATGACCAGTTGTTTGATCGTATATACGACGCAAGTCGAGGTAGCCCAGAGATGGACGTTCGTCCTATAGTTTATGATTGGTTAAAGGCAAACATGCCGAGCGTATTCGAAAAGGTAAGGGCAAGTATGGAGCAAGGCGGCGGATCACAGCAGCCAGCGCCAACAGAGCAACCGCAGCAAGAATCAATTATGAGCGAAGACACCTTAAACGAGTACTATTCGGTCGAATCAAATTCGCCACCGTTCTACATTCATAGTACAAAGTTTTTAGCTA